TAAAGGTTTTGCAGAAGAGTCTGACATCAGACAGGAATGCTACGCATTTGCAGCTATCAAGCATAGCCAACACAAAGAATTATTAGATGAGCCTGATGCTGAAAAGCGCAGGGCTAATGAACGTCGTATCGGGTGGCAGATCAAGCGAGTAGCAGAACGCTATGCTCGCAGAGAGAAGGCTGCTAAGTCTGGGTATCAGATCAACGACGAGGCATACTATGAGACTGTCACTATCGCACAGCTTCTTCCACTTGTTATCGCATCCATTGTGACAGGCAAACCTTTAGAGCAAGGGCAACAGTTGGTAGATGATGGGCAACCTAAGAAGCCATCTGCTCCAGCAGAAAGTGGTAACTTCTTGGCTATCTTGATTGATATCAAGAAGGCATACATCTCACTAGAGATAGATGATAAGAACATCCTCAGCAAACGTTATTATGAGGATCACACACTAGAACAGATGGCACAGTACCTAGAGTGTGCTATCTCTACCGCTGATCGTCGCATTGAGAAGGCGTTGCTACGCCTACAAGATAAGTTAGGTGGTGACTCTCCGTGGGGATGAGAGAAGCTGATCTATTTGATTACCTTAAATCAGAACTCTATCCTGACTTAGTAAAGTCAGAAGGTATCTTTGATTCCTTTGACTGCATCAGCCAACAGGCAGGTCACTACATAGAGCTGAAGTGTCGTCACACCCACTATCCAACTCTCTTGATTGAAGAGATGAAGTATCGCAAGCTCATTACTCAAGCTGCAGAGCGGGATCTTACTCCCTTCTACATCAACTCTACTCCAGAGGGTATTTATTCTTTTGACTTGATGGAAGTGCCTGAGCCTGAGTGGTTTACCCATAAGATGCCAGCGACCACAGAGTTTGCTCGCAATACCAAGATTGATAAGTTGGTGGGCTACCTGCCTATTGAAGAGGCGGTTCAGCTATGATCTATGAGTACCGTTGCCCTGAGTGTAAGGGTGAGATGAGCATTGAGCGTGCTATTACAGATGAAGAGCGATCTCCCTCTTGCTTTGACTGCCACATCACTATGATCCGTAAGTGGGCAGCTCCGAACATTCAGTTCAAGGGTCGTGGGTTTTACAGTACAGATAAGTAGTGCTATGATTTACTTAAGGTAATCAGATATTACCTGAGTGCTAGCAAGAAGCCCCCGCCAGTTACGGCGAGGGCTTTTTGTTTTGCCAGTAGAGAGAGAAGGAAAGGGTTAGCAACCTTCAGCTCAGATAGTATCACAAATGTTTTGTATGATCCATTCAACTACTGGTACAGCTACGGCGTTTCCCATCTGCTTGTATCTGGTGGAGTCTGACTGCCCAGCAGTCCAGTCATCAGGGAAACCCTGCAATCTTTCACACTCTACTGGAGTTAAACGGCGCACACCAGGTAGTGCAATGACTGTCGTTCGCACATCACCATTATCAAATGCGTTTAGTGTTGGCATCACTTCTCCTTCAACCCAAGTCTCGTAATCATCCACATTCTGTGCTCGCCTACTCTTCGTGAACCACAAGTTTGTTCTCTGCAACATACTGATTGCCTACTCCCTTATAGTCTCGTGCTTGAAGTGTGCCCACTATTGGGTTTGTTACTACAACGTGTCCGTTATTAGCGTCTTGATTTACTACTGTTCCGTGGTGGTAGAGCTCTGCTGGTATGCAGTTTGCTATGTCCTTTCCACTACCGAGAGCAACGCTTGTGTTAGAACCGGTGGCAATTCCTTGCCTCGCTTGGTTGCTCTGCGAAGGATTCCCTCGCAAGACCTCGGACTTAAAAAGTATTTCGGCAACGCCTCCACTAGTAGCACGTCTGCCAACGATGAAGACACGACGCCTGCGCTGGGGTACTCCGAAGTGTTGAGCATCAAGCACCCGCCAGCCGAGAGAATACCCGAGGTCGGCCATCGTCCCGATGACGACTCCAAAATCTTTTCCTCCGTTACTGGATAGCAAACCAGGGACGTTTTCGATGACGAAGTATTCTGTTTGCGTTTCTTCCACAAGTCTTGCAATCTCCCAGAATAACCCGCTTCGTTGGCCAGCAAGACCAGCTCTTTTGCCAGCAACGCTGAGGTCTTGGCAGGGAAATCCTCCTGTAATAATTCCTGCGCTTGGTGTAAATCCTGCATCTATTAAATCCTTTCCATTTACCTCGGTAACATCTGTAAATTGGGTTGCATCAGGAAAGTGCTGAGCCAATACCTGGTTGCAATTCTTATCTATTTCTACGCTTGCAACAACCTTTACTCCTTGTCGTTGCATAGCTAAGTCAAAGCCACCTACACCTGCAAATAAACTAACTCCTGTCAGCATCAGTACCACCGCCCTCTGTTTGCTGCGAGAGCACGGCAGAAACTGCCTGAGTAGCGGTGTTCAATGTATCTAACAGCGTGGAGGATTTGTAGTTCAGGTTGGCTACTGTCTTCTCCAAGCAGTTGAGCAATTCCGTAAGCTGTTGATCTCTTGTTGTCTGCAAGGTGATCAAACCTGCTCTCACGGGTCCATAAGGTGACGGCACATTTGACTTGATGGTTGTTGTAACCGAGTGCGTTGAGGTAACTAATTGTAAGTGCCTTGTTTTCACGCTTCTCCTCCATCGTAGCCTTGGTTCTGGCTTTCATTATTGGATTGTGCAAGATCGTTGGCACCGATGGCTCGTGTGTGAACGCCCACAGAAAGAACAGTAGTGCCGTCAATACTAATCCAAGTTTTGCCTTGCTTTTCATCTTCTAACTTCTCCATTTCGAGCAACTGCTTATAGGTATCAGGGTATAGATGAGCAAGGCGAACCAACGCCCTGTCTCTTGCACGTCTGTAGTTGCGATCTCTTATAGCTTTGCGTGTAGCGGTTGCCATCCTGCGCTTAGCTTCATCGTCCATTGTTGATGTTATCCTCCAAAACTATAAGCCCGTAGGCTACCATCATCACAAATGCCACACCAAATGCAAGGATCATAGGCTTGCAGCCCTTACGATCTCGGTGATGTCTAGCGTTTGCCCTACTAGGTGAGCGTCCTCTTCATCACTATCCCACGCAGATACAAGGATACGAGAGCCGGTAGGTGCAAGGGCTAACCATTGAATAGCATCTTTAGGATCTCCCCCGCCCCACGTATTACCATTCCCAGGTTCTTTAATCTCATAGAACAGAATCAAATCAGACTTTGGTGGATGAATTGTGTACACGTTATTCATTATTGTCCTCCTGCTCGAAGCCAAACAACTGTGAGAGTGCACTGTTGGCACGGCGTAGGTTCTTGATCGCTTCTGCGATCTCCTCCTCATTGATGTTCTTCTCAGCTTGGTCAATACATAAGTTAAACTTTGCCTGTAAGTATTCTTGGTTCATTCGTTCTCTCCCTTTTCTGATGGTAAACAAACAACGCACCAGGCGGTGTCGTTGCCCTCTTTCTCTTGTATTTGCCCTTCTTCGTCTGCCCACACCACATCGTCACGATCTAGTGCGTCTGAACATTGGAAGCATTTTACAGCTGGCTCGAACTCTTCCGCGTAAAATACTGGGTCATTCCAATCTGGTTCATATCCCATTTTTGCCCTCGCCCTCTTACTCTGACACTAATTTAGCGACAGACCACCAGGCACCGACCCGAACCGGTGCCCGATAGTTCGCCTCTAAAGTTGCACGCACTCAGTCATCGTTCCCCAACACCAGCCCAAAAGCTGCGCGTTGGGTGAGTCAATGCCTACCCACCAAAGGTTGGCAGACACCAACACCAGCAACCAGAGGGCAAGAGTCGCCAAGACTCCAAGGACGAACCAGCCCCGCGGGGTGATGTGCTTCATCTTCCTGCCCGATCTAGTTGGCATCCGTGGCAAGAACAAACAGGTGCGGGCTTGGTTGAATAGTCCCAGTTTTTGCGAGCAAGGCGCAAAGTGTCGAACTTGTCGCTTTCTCGGTTGATAGTTCCAAAGGGGCAAAGGGTTACGATCTCATAATAACGCTCTGCACCTTCGTAGCCGTGACGACTTGAAACAATCACCGAAAGGCTGGCAACATCGCCCGAAACCTTCACGCCTTTGAAGTCCACAATACGAGAAGAGAAGAAGCGCATTGCCTCCTTTGTGAAAAAGTAAGTTCCTTTTTCTTTGCTTGGGATCTGACTCTCGTGCCAAACCTCAGCGGGGCGCGTTGGGTAGTTTCGGCATCCGTTGCACTCGCAAGCGAATGAAAGTTTTTGTTGTTGTTCTTGTGTTGTTGTCATTTCTAACCCTTTCAGTATCTGATCTCATCAGTTGCCGAGTAACGGCAAGACGCCCGAAGGCGTTTCGATCTTAAAGAGGCAACGCCTCAAGGTTGTGGGACTTCATCTTTTCTGCGATCTCTGAGGCTTTTTCGCTTGGTGTCATTTCTTCACGAAAATCAAACTCCTGCAGTCCTTCGCACTCTTCGTCACAATAGAAAGAAAAGCCTTCAGCGTTTGCATAGATGTAAGACTCTTCACCAGTTTTCACATAGACACACATTGTAAAACCGCCAGTCTGGTGAACATCTGCAGGAATTCCAAGAGAGATCAAAGCCTCTGCAATTGCAGATGTTCCTTGTTCTTCTGATGATGCTGATGCTTGGCAGGTGTAGCAACCGCGACCTTCGACGATGTGAGGATGTGAAACGAAATCGGGGCAAGTTGTTGGAATTGTCATTCTGAAACCTCCAAAGAAACTAGAACTTCACGAGTCGAATACTCTTCATCGTTTCCCTCTGCATCTGCTGGTTCTTCCATCTGCACTTCAATAGCAAAGACCAACTGATCTAATTGTTCTGGTGTTAGTTCTTGATCTGATTCAAAAGAAAACGTTCCTTGATACTTAAACATTAGTTCACCGCTGTTTCTACTGTGTAGATCTCTTTGCTGATGTGACTAAGAGTTCCTTCTAGTAAATAAGAATCAAAGTCATAGCGAGACAAAACATAATCAACCGCGTTTGATTCGTGACCTTGTCGAACCATTTCTGCTTTCAATGCTTTCTTGATGTCTTTGCTGAACTGTGTGTCTTTTCTCATTTGTTAACCCTTTTCTTTTAGTTGAAAGTTCAACCACTTTTGGTGGTTGGTGGTTTCCCACAAGAGAACTTTAACACGAAAAGAAGTTGGCAGGCTCCCCCATTTGGTGGATTCTTTGCACGAGCTTTGGTAACGATTTGATAACGAAAACAGGGGCGATCTTGTTACTATCCAGTAAGTTACCGGCAGTCCAATCCTGGTAACTTGGGAGAATGCTGGGTGCTTCCTGAGCTGAAAGAGGATGATCAGTAATTTAATGGGTAGACAATTAACGGCAGAATGTCTAAGGGTTAGAGGCTGAGGATTTGCTGAGGGCATTGTTAATTATGGGTTGAGAGTTAGACATAATGGTGCCGAGTGTCTAGCACTCCCAACTCTCTTAACTTATCCACAACTTTATCCACAGGGGCGGGGTATCCTGTGGAAAACTAGCCAACCTGTGGAAAACTTGACCCCCCGTTGTTAATTATCTATCTTTCTGTATGTTATGTACCCCAAAAAAATATATTTGCTAAACCCCAGTGCACAGATCATTTATTAAGCTATTAAAGCTTTGACCTGCGGTTATATAGTATGTGACTAACGTCACATTTTGAAAACGAGAAATACCCTTTTTTTTCTGCCTTAGTATATATTA